CCCCTGTTAAACACTTCAACGAAATATACTCCTCTGGAGTAACTTCGTAGTGTTGAGACCAGTTTTCGAGTGTAATCTCTTTTCGAGTGACATAGGAAAATCTACTTACATTCTCTTGTATGAGAAGATCCCAGTCTTTATCACTAGATACTAGCCAAATAGTTCCTAAAGCATAATTATCTCTATTTTTTACTAAGTGAGCAGCTATATCATCAGCCTCTACGCCTTTATAACGCAGCACTGGATATTTCTCTCTTAGTACTCCAAGAGTTTCTTCGAACTCAGCTATAAAGTCTTCAAACTGTAGCTGTTCTTCTTCTGATTGCTGAGCAATCTTTTCTTTTCGATTCTGCTTATACTCAGGACTTATATTTTTCCTGTAATTAGAAGAACCCCAATCTGCTGTAATCAGTACTTTTTTGCAATGATAAGACTGAGCGAGAGACTCAACAGTTCTCTCATACTCATATCTAAAGTCAGTTCTTCCTTGATGTTTCCAGCGAAATGCCAGATTAAGAGCATCCACTATTAAAGTGGAATCTCCTTCATTGATTTTTTCATTAAAACTAAAGGCCACTTACAAACTCCACTTCTTCTTTTTGTAACCATGTTTCCGCTAGAAGGACATAGCAATCTAGCCACTCTATACGCAGCCACTCAGTTGTGTTTTCAGGTACAAGACTTGTAACTACAAACACGGGGGAGCGATTATATTTGAAGAACAAGAGAGGCTCTTGATCTCCTCCAGCTGCTTGCTGAAGTAATTTTACCCACCATCGTATAAGATTATTTGTCTTTTTTGCAGTAAAAATCTTGTCAGATAAAGGAGAGCTTTCATAATTCTTTACCTCGATACAAAATCTATTTTTTGCATGAGGAACATATATGTCTCCTTTTAAGTATTCAAGTGCACCAGATGCGGGTACTCTCTCAAACTGTAAGTTTGTAAACTGCCGAAGCATATCCCTTACTAGATACTCTCCTCTGGCTCCTTTTGCTCTTGAATCTACCATTCTAACCCGCTTACATTTCCTTGTTTTACTACTTCTACCTTCTCCAACAGAGGATGAGTCCAGCCGTGAGATACTACATAAGTGTTTAAGTCTTCCTGTAATAAGACTTCTACCAGTTTTTCTCTACCACTCTCATCTAGTACATTTATTACTTCGTCTAAAAATAAGATATTAATACGAGATTTTGAGATACTACTCATTAGTTTACGAATAGCAATCAAAGTCGCTGTATTTACCCTTGCTAGCTCTCCAGAGGAGAGAGCGAGAATATCTACTATACTTTCATTGTCTGTAATCTGCACATTTAGCTTATCGTTTGATACAATAAATTCTAAAGTAAATCTACCGTCTGATAACTCTGCTAGATAAGTATTTGTTAGTTCTTCTAGTTCTTTTACTAGGTTTTCTATTTTATATGCGAGCAGTCCATTTGTACTAAATGCTTTTTTAAGTATTTCAATATTTGCATTTAGTTCCGAATACTCATCTAAGAGAGCGGATGCTTTATTAAGTTTTTCTATAAAGTCATCTGTTTGAGACTGAATAATCTCTATTCGTGTATTTTGTTTTGCTCTTTTTTCGTTTTCCTTTGCAACACTTTCTATCTTCTGTTTTGCGTTTTTCAAAAGATGTGACAACTCACTTATTCTTTCTTTTAAATCTTGTTCATTCAGAATTCCTGTAGGAAGACTATTATCTATACTTCTATATAAATCTTCCCACTCTTTTCGTGTTTTTTCTTTTTTATCAAATAGTGAGTTATTCTGCTTTATTTTTGATATTTCTCTATCAATTTCGTCTTGCTCTTCTCTTGCTTGCGCTATTTTTCTAGCTTCTGCATCTATTAGAGATTTTTTGAACTCGGCATCTATATCTTGCTCACAAGTGGGGCAATGATCCCCTAATTTATTTAACTTATCTAAAAGTTTTTTGGAGCTGGCTACAGCACCGTTTAATGTTCCTAGCTCACTCTGTAAACTATCGTAAGATTGTTTACTTGTTACTTCAATACTATTTATTTCGTCGAGATTTATACCGGCCAGCATTTCTTTATACTGATTATTCCTTAGAATTTTTTTATTTTTTTCGGAGATATTTTCAAGTTCTATTGATAGAGAACGGAACTCTTTCTCCTCTTCTTCCGTATTAATTTCTAAATCTAACATGGGTAGTATGTCAGTACCCTCTAATTTATTTGTACTCAACCATCTTTCAATGGTTGAAATTTCAGAGGTTACTTCAACAATTTTACTGGAAGAATCTTTTGCTGCTTCCTTAAAAACTTCAAAAAGCTGAACGTAATCATCAAGATGAAGTAAGTCTATAAGAAATTTCTTTCTATTAGTATCTGTCGCTGTTAAAAATTGAAGACTTGCGTTTGTACTTTGATATACAAGCTGAGAGAAAGTCTTAAAGTCAATACCTATTATCTCTTGAATAGTCTTATAGGTATTTGTAGCTGTATGGCTGGAGATATCCTCTCCGTCCTTTGTTAGCTTTACCTTTATATTGCTGCCTCTTTTTACATCAACTACATACTCACTTCCATCTTTTTCAAATATCAAAAAGATAGTATAGCCGTTCTTCATATACCTGTTTGGTATATCGGCTTTCTAATACCTTTCGAGTTTTTATTGTATAATGCTTCTTCAATAATTAATGGTATGGACGATTTGCCCATACCATTAGTTCCAATAATCTGAGTTACTGTATTGATATCTAATCTAAGACCGTTGTTTGGGCCGTAACTAAAGCAGTTATCCCAATTGAGCTGTTTGAGCGTAATCATTATACGTTCCTACGATTTGAAAGATTTTCTCTTCTGGAATTTCTAATATGTAAGTTAAGTACTCTACTAATTCGTCCTCTATTGTCATATCTTTGTCTATGACTAACGAGGCTTCTGTACTTCTTTTTACTACTTTCTTGTCCAAAAGCTCTGAGTTTTCCACTGCAGCAAGTTCTTGTATATTGCCTTCTATCTCATAGATAGTATGGTGATAGCTTGTAGCCACCATATCTGACGGATCTGTTACAGTTTTTCGTATAAGTTGAGGCAGCGTGAACGGCCACCAATTCCAAGACCAATCTTTTGGGTCTATAAGAAGATAGCCAGTTTCTACTTCCTATCTATGAAAAGAAGTAGTCATTGGACTGCCTGGATATACGATATTTCTTTGTGTATTACTATGAGCGTGTAAGTCTCCTGCAAATACTACAGGAAAATCAGTAAATCTGTCTAAGTCTACCTCTGGTTTTACATGAGGAGGGATTTCACCTCGAACATGAGTAAACAAAGGCTGCTTAGTATCAAAATGCTCAATACTACCTTTTCTGTGAAGGTCAGCATAGGGTAATACTCCAAAGCCTAGATCCTCATCTACATATGAGATATCTACTACATTTACAAGAGGGTTTATATCTCTTGATACTTCTTTAAGCTGCGAGAAGAAGGTACGATTTTTACGTGTGGCTTCATGGTTACCGTCATAGATAAGAGTCGGTTTCTTTACTTTTCGTATAAAAGAAAAATACAAAGCCAACTCTTCCATATTTGGAATACGGTCAAATAGGTCTCCACCAATAATGTGCATATCACAAGTAGCTGCTTGTTGATGCACTTGGTCAAAGAACGTATTATATCTATTTTTAGCCCAATCTACTGGGACATTTTTCTGCCCCAGTTTGATGTGCCAGTCTGCCGTAAATAATATCACGATACGTTGAACTCGTCTTCAATACTTTCGTCAATCTCTTCTGCTCCCGCATCACGAATACGGTCTAGCAACTCTTTTTGTGCGTCTGGGGTTGGACGAGGCATAACTTCATCCATAGACTTAAGATCCGCAATTAATTCCATCTCATTGTCATTCAGAGCACGAGGCTTACACTTGAGAGCCTGCAACTGATACTCTACATTATAAGGTAGAGGGCCAGTTTTTACCCGCTTGAACTGAACGTCCCAGCCAGTCTCAGGGTCAGTAGGATCGCCTAAATCTTCTGCCGCAGTAATAATTTGTTCCCACAACTTTTTCTTGAGGTTTACAACTTTTACTTGACCATTATCAATACATTGAGTTGCATAGCTCCAGCCACA